CCTGAACGAACCAAACCATCCGGCAGACGAATCGTGTAGTTGTTTAGCTCAACCTGCACATACTGATCAACTTCAATGTCTTTGCCATTTACCGATACGACTCGAGCAGCCACTCCGCCAATCTTAGGCACATCATGCGCAACCGCAACCAAGTCACCGCGCTGTACGGCGAGGTTCTCAACGTCTACGTTGATTGTGAATTGCTCTGAACGATGCAAGCCTTGGGCGAGCATGTAACGACCATAGCGCCAAGCGTTGCCGCCGTAGGTAATGCCAAATGTAGACAAGTCCTCAAACTTCTCTGCATTGCCGGCGTTGTAGCCATCGTCATAGACAATGATCTCGTTTAGCTGCCAATTCATACTCGGCTCAACATACTTGACGCGAATTGCGTTCGGTCTGTCTGAGTAGGTGCGATTACCTGAGAAGCCCCATGAGTTAGCAGGGGTAAACAATTGGCGCGGAGTCGTCTGCTCTTTGTCAATCAGAATCCCATACTTGCCGCTTTGCGACAGGATGAGCGTTGATCGGCAGGTGGAGAGCACCGATTCGATGAGCTGGTAGACGGTCGTGTCGTAGTCAACCACAAAGTCGCTTGAGTAGCGGGCCGCGACTGTCGTGTTGTTTGATACCGTGGTCTCAACTTGCTCATCGCACATCTGCGCCAAGTTATAGAAACTAGCAAGATCAATCTGCTCAGGTTTGAGCGGTGACGGGTTTGCCTCGCCCGTCAGAATGTCGTAGACAATCCAAGCGGGGTTTCGTGTAGGCTGATTGCTCCATGACGTGCCATCGTATACGGGCAAAATGCTCGTACAAATAGCAGACAGGTTGTCAACGACCTGATTGATCTTGTCAGTCGCAATGATTCGCATCTCAAGCATCGTGTGTCTCTTCTTAAGTCTGAAGAGCTCACCCGCCTGGAACGATTTAATCAGCGTGAGCTTGGTATCGTCTGCGCGTCTGCTTTCCTTGCTTGTAGGAGTGCGCCGCACAATCTTGAATTCGTAGTCACCCGCTTTGCCGAAGTCGACGTTTGCCACGAGCGTGAATGGCTGAGTCGTTGACATGGTGACCGTGGAGGTCGCTTGCGGAGAGTAAATCGGCACCTGCACCGAATAGTAGTTCTTGGTGAGTTGGGCACTCTCAACACGAGTCTCTTTGAACGACCCCTTGACGTAGTCGCCCGTCACGCCTGTGTTCAGGTAGTAGCTGTTATAGACCAGCTGCCCGCCTACGAACACCTGTGTGTATTGACCGGCATAGGTCGGGCTGCGGTCATCGATGTCAACCCAAAAGGTCTCACCGCTGCCGCCCCCGCCCGCTTGCTGCCTCTCACGGGTTACAGCAAACAGGTACTCCATGCTCGTTGGCAGGTAGTCATTGACCCGCTGCTGAGAGCCGATTGTCCACTCACGATAGCGCCCGTTTAGCCCCGCTGTGGGACCGCCGTACACGAGCTGGCCGCCCCAGTAGATCGAAGTCTCGTCGTAGATCGATCCGTCAGCCTGGGGGTAGTGGTTGACCGCCCACAGAGTACGGTTTGCAGTCTCGCTGTACTGCTCCGCTTCAACTATCGTTGAGCTATTCGTGCCGTACTGCTCAACATAGCCGTCAATGGCTAAGTCAATGCTGACCGCAGCGCCGAAGAATTGATTATTCTGGACCTGGATCCAATTGGTCGCGCTTTGCGCCTTCCAGAACACCTCCAGCTGAACCTTACTCGGTCTGCGATTGCCCCTGTCATCCAGGAACACAAGCCCGCGAGGGAACAGAATGTCGATTGCGCCGGAAATTGAGTTCGGCTTGGCCGAGACAATCACCTCGTTGTTCTGATCCAGGATGTAGCTCATAGAGTCGTAGGCAACCCGCTTAGAGTACAGACGGGTAGTCTCCATTAGACTGTTTGACTGAAACTCAAGGGTAGGCTGATATACGTTTGCATCGGACGCGCCGATACGCAAGTCCTCAATCTGTACGTTGCCAAGTCCAAAGTCGTAAATCATTGTGATCTGCGCTTGAGACCCTACGTTTTCAACCAAAGGCGTCGCAGCAAGTGACGGGAACATACGGTGCCGCCCGTACACCTTGACGCTTGGCTGATACTTGCGTGCCGTGTTTGACTGACCGCCAAAGCTGTACGATGCCGCCTCAATGGTGTCGGTGATTTCGCTTTGAGTCGAGCGTTGCGATTGCTGCGTATTTTGTCCGCCGAACTGTGAGCTGCCGCCACCTGCGATGCTGCTGATATCGAGTGCCGGTGGCTTAATGAGAGCATTGATCGCCATGCTGCCGACCATCGTCAGTCCGGCAGCCACCATAGACATACCGATGCCGGTAATTCCTGAACCCGCAGCCAGACCGAAAAACACCGGAGCCGCATACCAAGCAAGTGCTGCCACCGCAATCATGGCCACAGCACCTAGGATGCTCTTGCCACCACGCCCGCCACCACCGCCATGTGGCACAACACAGATCGCCAAGTTGTCCGCATCCTTGGTGATGTACTCCCAATCCCCGACAATGGAGCCGTGATTGAGCACAACGATATTGCCGTGGATTTGCTCAGGGATTTCAGACAGAGTGATGATCTCCCTGATCGAAGCCCCTGGCGGTATCGTTAGATGCACCGCATCATCAAAGACGCGATGCTTTACCTTGACGTTCGTTAATTGACCCATCTATACGCACCGTCTAATCTTTTTGTCCACGAGAGGCTGTCTAGTCTCTCAATGCACGAATCTCTATTCGGGAATGAGTGCAAGAACTCATTGTCTTTTAAGGCGATGCCAACGTGAGTCGGCAGCCCCTGAACTCTGAAAAGCAATACATCGCCAAGCGTTGGCTGAGTGACCTTCTTCCAAGTAGGCTCCACTCTGGTCCCTGCAACAACTTCGGCGACATACTTTTGGCCTTCCGGCGTTTCTGTCGTGTACTGCGGCAATTCGATGCCGAACTCGTTGCGGTAGAACAAGCACACAAGTCCCCAGCAGTCGACACAACACTCGCTTCTTGCGCGGTCTTTGTACGGGATGCCGATGTACTTTGCGAGCTGCATATCAATAGAAAAGCGCTGGATAGTGAACGGGATCAACTTGCTCAGAGGGAAACTTTCGTGCCCAGACTGAAGCAACCTCTAGGGTCCCAGAGATCGACATTGCGTCATAGGTGACATTTCGCAACTTCAGGAAATCCAAGTCCTTCTCAACCAGGTCAGGAAAAACCGAGGTGATCAGCTGCACACGGATTGACGGTGCAACCTCTAGCTCGCGGATCGCCTCGACGAGCATCTGATCGACGTTGTCAATGGTCAAAGTGATTGTCGGGATCTTGTCCCCGGTGTCCAGCGGCAGGGTCAGGTTAAACGGGTACGGTATGTAGGTGATCCCGTTGCTGATCACAGGCTCGTTGTTATTAACTAGATGGATCACCTCATCACCGCTCGCCGGAGTGATTGACAGCAGAAAGAACCAAGCCGCGTTCGTGGCGCTTGCGTTTGCATATCTGACGTTTTGTGGTTGCATCGGCATTAGAGAGTCACCCAGATTGGCAATTGCTCGAACTTAAAGCTCACAGCCATTGCGCCCTTGTCAATGAAGTTGATGGTCGGCGGCTCACTGAACCGCACCACAACCTCTGCCCCGTCCTGCGGTCTCTTGACTCGAGTGGGGATCGTTCCGGCTTGCGACTTCTCAAAGAACCAGAGCTGCAAGTCGTCGTACAGTTTGGCCGCCAGCGTGACGGTGGCCTCAATCTTGGTGCTTCTGCCCGTTACCCTTCGGCGCACCTTGATGTAGCCAGGCGCCTCCATGTTCGTTCTCAGCACCTGCGACTCATAAGTTTCCACCCAGGTCTGCATGCAGCCATCAATGCTGGGCGGACGATCGCCAATTTGGATGACTCCGCCTGGCGGCCTATTTGGATCAATCGGTTCTAGCCTGGCAACGATAGTCACGATATTGCCCCTTTGATAACCGTGAATTGAAGTTTCAACGCCTCGCCGAACATGCTTGTGCTGATGTTGCGGATCACGATATTGCAGGAGCCCTTCGCAATTGAGTCGACCCAAATGTTGTAAACACCAACGGCAGCCGACCCAGATTTCAGATTGATCACGATGTTGTCGTGCTCATCAATCACCAGGTTGTTCATCGTGAATGCCACGCTTGCGCCTGACGGGACAATCGTGTCGGCCGTAATAATCTCGCCCGTATTCTTGTTTAGCTCCACAGCGGTTGTCTTATCAACTAGCTGCGTAACTGTGCCCCCGTAGCGTGCATCCATCTCAGCCTTTGTCAAATAGACAGGATGAGGGTCAGCAGAAGCAACGTGCAGCGACATTAGGCTTGCTGTAAATTGAGTCGTTGCAAGC